GTTTTGCAAAATGTCTACCTCTTCAATTGATAATTCTGTTCATGTTAGTGAAATTGATACTACACCGTCCGATTGTGCGATATCCTCGGTGTATACTAGAACTACAGGTGTGGAAGGCACTGTTCTTGAGGTTGAAAATGGCACTACTACCATTACATTTGATGAGACTGTAGCAGATAGAAAGTTATCTGCGTTATTGCGAGTCGATGCATCAGAACTTGATATTAAGGAGGAAAATCCATTTGTGTCTATTACTGTGTATTGTCAACGATGGATTGAGAAAGCTTTTAATTTTAAGCGAACTCCCGAGGTCACAGCAGAGAAGTATCTCGATCGCGTGGCTCAAGTTGTGGATGCTGTCGCAGATGAGGGTTATGAAATAGCTGATTTAGTTGAAACTAAATCGATTAGTACAACTCGCGAGACAGTAGTTAATGGTAAGGTGATGGAGAGCCAAACAACCACTAAGGCAACCCACAAGGTACGGCGTGGAAACCGTTCCATATTTGCGGCTTGCTTAGCAAATGTGGCCCGTGTTAAGTATGGACCACTTCGTTTCACTGAAGCCAACTTTATTATGGTACGCAAGTTTTTGATGAAATATGTGGAAGAGGAATTCCCGGATCTACGCACGTCAGATAAATCTATCGCATTGGATAGAGCTGCATTTATGACGTTGGTGGTTACTGAGGAAACCCACCAAATCATGACTTTACTTGATACCAAGAAACGAGGTAATCGTATTCTTGTGCGCTTTGGCGCACAAGAATAGGGGTGCCCAGTACGCGGTAGTGGGGAGCGTCCGAAACCGAGCGAGGCTACGCCGATGATGACTCCCCAACTGGTCGCCAATAGGCGGCTGGGAACCCCAAAAGTACGAGAATATTATCGCATATCTCGTACTTCCCAAGATATCCAAATCATTCCATTTAACAATGATTTTGATACTTTACGAAGAGCTGTTGCCGAAAGAGTTTTCCTTGTTAAAGAGGAAGGTCGATTGGTACCGCCTCCACGACCCATTTCTGGAGTGTTTGAAGCTCGCTTATCACCCAGTTTCGACCTTCTCAAACGTTTTCTTCCCTCGACCGCCCCGCTGAACTATCTTCAGACAGTCGATACGTTCGCAGGCCGCAAGAAGAAGGTGTACGAGAGGGCTTATGCTAATATTGTTGCTGGACACAACAGTATAGCACAGGACGCCAGGGTCAACGTATTCGTAAAGTATGAGAAAACTGATCGTACAACTAAAACTGATCCTGTTCCCAGGGTTATATCACCTAGGTCCCCAGAATTCAATCTTAGGTTGGCTAAATATCTTCGAGTTATTGAAGAACCTATTTTTGAGGCTTTGGGGGATCTGTTCGAACATAAAACAGTCATGAAGGGAGTTACAGTTCAGGATACCGCTGAAATTCTCAGGGAAAAATGGGATATGTTTAAAAATCCCGTGGCTGTTGGTCTCGATGCATCTAGATTTGATCAACATGTATCAAAAGAAGCCCTCAGGTTTGAACATTCCGTATACTTAGAATGTTTCAAATCACAGAAACATAGACGGAAATTGGCTGCTCTATTGAAACACCAACTACATAACCGTTGCAGGGGTGATGTAGCTGATGGTTATTTAGAGTATACCACTGAGGGTACTCGCATGAGTGGTGATATGAACACATCACTAGGCAATTGTGTACTAATGTGTCTGATGATACATGCGTATTCACAATTTGCTGGTGTAAAAACACAATTAGCTAATAATGGTGATGATTGTGTTGTGTTCATGGAGAAGAGTCAGTTGGGTAAGTTTACCCATTCTCTTGATACATGGTTTCGAGATATGGGGTTTAATATGGTCGTTGAAGACCCCTGTTATAGATTCGAACATATCGAATTCTGTCAAACTCGACCCATATATGATGGAATTCGCTGGGTGATGTGTAGAAACCCTATCACTGCTACCACAAAAGATTCAGTATTGTTACAACATCCCAACAATTGTAGTACTGGATTTATTCAGCAGTGGTATGATGCCGTGGGAACAGGCGGGCTATCGTTAGCGGGACGATTGCCTGTTCTGCAAGAGTTTTATTTGATGATGCAACGATCAGGTTCTAGACTGAGACATAATCGTAAAGGCAGACTTGTTACAATGAGCAGTGTGGAAATGCTGCCATGGTATATGCGTGAAAATGCTATACAAGGTGCACGAACTTATGGAGAAATAACCCCAGAGTGTCGTGAATCCTTTTACGCAGCGTTTGGCATAACGCCAGATCACCAAGTCTGTGTTGAAAATTATTATCGGTCCTTGTCATTGTCCGCCGATCCTTCAGATGTGTGGCAAGCATCTGAAGTCCCTTTGTTTTTGTAGTTGTTATGGGGTGCGAGAGTTAACTATCCAAAATTCATTTGAGATGCTAATATAAAAGCCAAGAGACTGCACGGATAGGGGTTACTTCTCTCGCATGAACAGTCCCGTTCACACAGCGGGATCCCATATATGTTGTTAGCACCTTTAATTTTAGAAGGCGTAATTGTTGGTATTATTTTAGGAAATAAATTACCTGATAAACCTTCTTCTTCTGATAAATCACCTCCTACATCTACTCCCGGAACTATTGTAACCACTGTTCCAACCATTCAATCCTCCGTCAAAACATCATCACCTCGTAGTGATCTGTTTTACAATCTTGCTAGCACAATACAATCATTAGCTCATCCCAATCCAAATGGTATGTCTGATAATTCTGACAAGCAATTAGTAGTATTTGGAGATTCCGCTCACCCTGGTGTTAATACCGCCGTTGTGCAACCTAGTGGACACTACACTAATTGGGAAACTCAATTGAGTCAATCAGACGTTATTAATAATTTGAAGACACCTATAGTGAGGCGTGCGTGTCAAAGTGCTATCCGTGCTGTTTTTCCTAAGTTCACACCAAAAATTATATCTAAAACAGCAGAAGATATTTGCTTTGAATCTATTCGATATCTCACCAATAAAGGGTTGGAATTAACTGAGAAGAACGTTGTGCAAGCAATCAAGGACAAGTATAATCAAATGGTGAATCGTAAAAATAAACCATCAAAAGCAATGGTTACCGCTTCAGCAAAGCGTGTGGTCAAGAATATGCAATCTAAACCCCATCCTAATGGCACATATATTGCTGGTGTGTCAGCTCCTGCTGCTATGGGGCGAGTTGTTGGTAAAGTGGGTAGTGCGCGAACCCGCTCAATTAAAAATGGGGTTGTTATTACACACTCTGAAATGATATCTACACTAGTTTCTAGTGGTACCACATTGACTTATCAAGCCACAGGTTTTGTTATTAATCCTGGTAAGGGAGATGTTTTCCCTTGGTTGAGCAGCATTGCTGTCAACTATGATAAGTACCGCTTGAGAAAATTGGTGGTGTATGTAAATTCTATGCAACCCACCAACAATGCAGGGAAAATGGGTATTGCTTTTGATCCTGATTCTACAGATGATCTACCAGCGGATCGTGGCGAAGTTTATGCTATGTATAAACATGTTGAAGGTCCATTATGGCAAAGTTTAGCCATGGAAATCCCAGTATCCAATCAAATTAAATTTTGTAATACTCATACGGATGCTGATTCCAAATTAATAGACGAAGGACAAATAATATTGTTCTCTGATCTTGTAGTCGCACTCAACTCTGCGTTGGCTGATGTCATAGTCGAATATGAAGTTGAGTTGCTGGAGCCACAGCAAGCGTTATTTGCGACATCGCAAGCTTCTTTTAATAATTATGCTTTTAGCACAGCTGGATTCGTTGTGCCGTCTAAAACTACAGGACCACGTTTCACATCATATTACTTAAACTCTGCTACTGTGATGTACCTGGCGCCCTCACCTGGGTATTACACATTGGTCATTAGACTTAATGATGCTGGTAGTTCCACTCCCACTGTGACTATAACTAATGGCACATCTTCTGGAATGTCATATTTGAATATTGGATCTGCTACAAATTATTTAGGTCAATATTTCTTTCGAATTACGTCCAATAGTGTCAATTATAAAACTGGAACTATTGTTGGAGATAAGTTGACTATAACTTTGGGGGGAGCCGCTAATTTTGCAGCATTGGAGCAGATGGCTATTACGTTATCACGTATTGCTGCACCCGTTTACACCAATTTAGCGTCAATTGGTGATGCGGACATCGCAGCGGGTGCCAGTACTAGTCCTTAATTAGCTTCTTTACTGTTTTATATTTATTAGATTATGAATTGTGTGCACTTTATGAGCCACTCACGGGCCTAGTACGGAGGGTAGTAGATGACAATATGCTGGTACCCATAATAGACAACTAAAACTTGGTGTCTTATGGACCAGATGGGACTTATTGTCATTGAGGCTAAAAATACTGTGTGTTACTTATT